GGCATAGTAAAAACAATATCAAAATCTCTTAAGAAATGTGCATAACTAACATGATTAAAAGTAGAACGTTCTGGAGCAACAGATCCTTTAACGTCATCACCATATGTAGCTATAGCACAATACTTCCTGAATGCACAAGTAGCAACATCTTGTGGATATAAATGATAATAACATGATCGCATTAATATGACGTTGGCAATAGAATTAATAATAACTGTTAGATTCTGTCCAGAAGGATTAGAACCAAATAGTTGTAATAAATCACCATTATATGCCATAAGAGGAAAAGCAACTTCCCCCACAATACCTCTCATGATACACAAATCCCTAGAGGAATAATCACACAAGTTGTTAGCAATCCATATCAAAACATCAAAAGCTGCTATAACGAGCTGAGCAGGCATTCTCTGATCATATTTACTATAATCACCAGCCAAAATGTTTGGACATGGAATTCATAAAAGCATTGAGCTGTTCCCACTCGGGACCTTCAGCATTTGCTCCTACCAAACACTCAGATGAAAGAGGATTACACTGAATGATTCGGACAATTGGAAGAAAATACTTACGAATCAACAGTTGCAAAGCAATAGGCGCACTCTGAAAAACGCGTACCTTTGTCTTGGTTAATTTTGTTGGTTCGTCTTTTAAACACGCTTTCCAAATAAAATATGGTCTTTCATTGCGCACTAAAATCTCGACACAACGTTTAACCTCATCCCAAATTTCAGGAACAAATGTACGAGGCCGGCTAATACCTGGATAATCGTCAGGATTAAGATCAATAATCCACTTATCTTTTCTACCAGATAAAGGCCATCCAGGTGAAGTTTTCATATTCATAGCATCAATAAAACGCCTACCGTCAATACCACTAACTGTCTCAACGTCAGACAATGGCTTTGCCTGATTAAAAAGCTCAGGTATATCCTGTCTAATAATTGGAAAAATGCTACGATAACACAAAACTGCTGGACGAATAAAAGAGCCCAAACTCAAAGATGGATGAGCCAAAGTATCCAATGCAGCTTGCCAAGGATATATATCAGCTCCTTTAACTTTCGGTGGACCCCACTGTTGTGGAACCCCTGTAACTTGTGTAACTACAGGACTAATAAGGGTATCAACGACATTTGAACTTGGCGTAGCTCTACCAGTCGTAGTACCATAAACCTCCATTGTGTTATCAGGTCTGACATATCTAGTTGCACTTTTGCGATGCACATTAGTGTCGACAACAACCTTATGGCCATATTGCTCCTCTGGAAAAACTCCATTTGATGGAGCAAGAACACATCCAGGTATACTACTAAGAGCATCCAATACGGATGCAGCAGCATCTTGACTAATAAACCCAGCACCTCCAATACGGCCTTTCCCACATAAGTGGAAACCGATGATGGAAGCGCCCTTACCATTAGACACGATGGGAGACATACACATACCCTGAGCGCTATCAAAAGGCAATTTATATTTACCACCCTGAAAGCGCAGGGACGTATGCTCAACGATTTGAGCTTCAAAAAGAATGGGTGAGGAACTAAATTCCCCATCTTCCTCTTTAAGAATAAAACGTGCATCTGTAGTTGTAGGTTTATCCAATGGAAGGAATTTCATAACATTAGAAACTGAACCAGAACTAGGACTATAAAAAGCAATAAAATCCGTATCAGGAATTCTATAACTGTAAGCTTCTGATAAATTTTCACGAAAATTCCCACCAACTTTGTTCTTGCTAGTACGATAACACTTTACTAAAATGTCTCCATCAAAACCATTTTTCCTATGCATTGTTAAGAAATGAAAAGGAACAACCAAAACGTTACTAGTAAGGAAAAAACCTTTAACAATATACTTGCTGCTTTCAACATTAACTATGTTTTTAGCAACAATATTTATCAGATTTTCACTAGTAGTGGTTTTAGAAGGTATTGACATAGGTATTGGTGTTACAACTAATTCAGCCCAGGGATTAACTTCTTTGTCACGCTCATCAATATCTTCCATACTTGTAGGAGTTAGATTGCCTTGCATCTGTAACACCCGCGATTTCTTATAAAAAAGTAATGCAGTATATATACTGATAACAACAGCACCCAAAGATGTTACATAATGATTCCGAAGCCACTGAACAATAGCTGGGGCAACGGAACGTCTACGCAATAACTCATCTTGTATGGTTATACGTTCGCACGCAACAATAAAACCAATTGCATATGTAGAAACTACAAAATAAACTACGGCTCTAAAATAACAATGGTAATATATTAACACAAAAGATACCAAATAACACAACACAATGGCAATCAAACAAAACCGCCTACGTGTAAGTATATCAATCCGTTGTTGATACATTAAACCAAATACGAAAGTGTTAGTATTAACCCAAGAGTCGGGTAAATACACAACAAAATCAAATAGCCAATAATTATTATAAAAATCTTGTAGCTCAAGCAAAAGATCGGTATTTGTAGTATTCAACACGTGTAAAACTAATCGATGGATATGATCTACGCGAGCTAAGAACCACCTACGATGAGAATCAATAGTGCTTAAATACATATGCATAAAACCCCAAACACTCATCGGTTCGCCTTCATTTAGCAAAGCACGAACAGATGTTCGAAACCAATGGCCAGCTACAAAATAATACATTAACCATAAATAGCTTATAGACCAACGCAAGAAGAAGAAAATGGTATGAAGGCAACTACGGGCTACAAAACCAACATGCTCCTCAAATTCACCTCCATCATCATCGATTAAAATCGGAATACTATCTTCTTCTGGCTCTACTGGAGTACACGTGCAACCAAAGAAACCACAAGTGGAACAAATCGCATTAGCAGGACGACGCATCGTCTCTACTAAACCTCGTTGTTGATCAAAATGTTTCTTCGAAGCCAATTGCGCCCAACGCAAATAAGTATGAACATTAATATTAGTTAATTCCACTCCCTCAAATACAGTGGGTTTTAATTCATAAGAACGTCTATCAGAACCAGTTGCAAGTACGTTACCGACATGACAGGATCTGACGCTAATCTTCCACATGTCAGGTATTTTTACTATTCCAAATTTTGCGAAAACTTTAGCCTCATCCAATTTTCCGTCCGAAAGAAATTCTTCCTTAACTTCAACTTTAACATGATGAAAACGGCGTAAAATAGATTCTGGTTTCTGTGAATAGACACTAGCGTGCAAATGTTCAACATTAGTAGTAATAGTAACTATCCACGGATGAAGACCAACTTTACCTTTCAAATTTGCTTCGGCCATAGGGGCAGTAAACAACGCATTATTAACGCATTGAATGAGACGATAGCAAGGAGAAAAATCCATAAACTTAGGAGTAGTATTACCAAAATCATCAAAAACGATAACATTGGTAGATGCTCGAATATTGGACGCATACTTGTCATTGTCTGCCCACGTTGCAACCCGCTCTGGTGTAACTTCAATATTATTATATTGACCAATAGCTTCATATGTAAGTTGATTAAGAGTACTTTTGCCTACAGCTGAATCACCATATAATGACACACCAAAGGGAGCAACTCTCAAGCCACCTCTTGTACGAACTTGAATAAATTCATTTCGACAATCGCGAATTTTGTCCAAGCGATCAGAAATAAATTTACGCTCAGG